GGTGTAGATGTTGCACCCGAAATGTATTCGGATTCAATGGCTGCATATCTCAGAACTCTTTCAGCATTCGGCAAATAATTGAATTTAATATAATTCAAACACAAAAAACGCACTTTAGTAAAAAGGTAAAAAGCAAATGTTCCATTCAGAACAATTGCAGGAAAAGTGGGCACCTCTCCTCAACTATGAGGGTCTTGATTCAATCAAAGATTCACATCGTAGAGCCGTAACCGCTGTCCTGCTCGAAAACCAGGAAAAATTCTTAAGAGAAGAATCTGCATTTAATTCAGGTGGCATTGGCAACCTGATGGAAGCTCCAACGATGACTACCAACTCCGGCGCTAATGCTGGTTTCGGTGGACTAGCATCCGCTGGTGGTCCTACTGCAGGTTTCGATCCAGTTCTGATCTCACTGATCAGACGTTCAATGCCTAATCTGATCGCCTATGACATTGCAGGCGTTCAACCAATGAGTGGTCCTACTGGACTCATCTTCGCAATGCGTTCGCGTTATAACAATCAGACTGGCGCAGAAACCTTCTATGATGAAGTAGATTCTGCTTGGTCCGGTCAACCATTCGGTCGTGACAATTCAGATGGTTTCACCGATGGTGTTGCTGGTATGGGTACTACTTCCCAGGGCGGAAGCAACCCATCAGTTCTGAACCCAGTTTCAACCGCAACTTCAACCGCATATAATGTCGGTCAGGGTATGCGTACCGATCAGGCAGAACTGCTTGATAGTGGTGCAGATGCATTCAACCAGATGGCATTCTCGATTGAGAAAGTCACTGTTACTGCTAAGAGCCGTGCTCTGAAAGCAGAATACAGCCTTGAGCTTGCTCAGGACCTGAAAGCAATCCATGGTCTGAACGCTGAAGCGGAACTCGCAAATATTCTCTCAACTGAGATTCTTGCTGAGATTAACCGCGAAGTTATCAGAACCATCTATAAGGTTGCTGAACAGGGTGCTGTACAGAACGTTGCAACTCCTGGTATCTTCGACCTCGACGTTGACTCCAATGGTCGTTGGTCAGTTGAGAAGTTCAAGGGTCTTCTGTTCCAGATTGAGCGTGATGCTAACGCTATCGCTCAGAGAACTCGTCGCGGGAAGGGCAACATCATCCTTTGCTCCGCTGACGTTGCTTCAGCACTGACAATGGCTGGTGTTCTTGATTACACCCCTGCCCTTAACGCTAACCTCCAGGTAGACGATACCGGCAACACCTTTGCCGGTACTCTGATGGGCAAATTCCGCGTCTATATTGACCCATATGCTGCTAACCTGACCTCAGGTAATGTAACTCCAGGTAATCAGTACTATGTTGCTGGTTATAAGGGTTCTTCACCTTATGACGCTGGACTCTTCTATTGTCCTTATGTTCCTCTCCAAATGGTACGTGCCGTTGGTGAGAACAGCTTCCAGCCCAAGATCGGATTTAAGACCCGTTATGGAATGGTTGCAAACCCATTCGCTGAGGGTACTAATCAAGGTCTCGGTGGACTTAACATTAACGCTAACCGCTACTATCGTAGAGTTGCTGTTAAGAACCTTATGTGATCCATTTCACATAAATTTTCTGGAGGGTCCAAAAGGACCCTCTTTTTTTATCTAAATATTTAAAAAATGCCATGGTCGCTGGACAACCTGAGAATAGGAATTTTCTATCTCCAACAGGATTTAAGTTTACATTAAAAAGAACTCCTAAAGTTGCATTTTTCTGCAACGAAGCGAATATTCCAGAATTAAATTTTGGAGTTGCAACACAACCAACCTATTTAAAAGATATTCCAATTCCAGGAGATAAGATTGTATTTGGTGATTTAAATTTAAGATTTTTGGTTGACGAAAATCTTGAAAATTATATGGAAATCCAAAACTGGATACGTGGTATGGGGTATCCAGAAAGTTTAAAACAGATTTATGATTTTCAACAAACTGGATATATTACACCAAAAGTAGAAGCACAAAAACTTTTGGGATTATATTCTGATGGCACTCTTCAAGTTCTAACAAGTTCTTCAGTACCAAATTTTCAAGTAGTCTTTAAAGATTTATTTCCATATTCACTAGGAACTTTGAGTTTTGATGCCACAGCAACAGATATTCAATACTTTACAGCAGACGTAAGTTTCAAGTATACTATCTACAATATAGTAGATCTTGCTGGAAATCCTTTATGAGTTTAGACCTTGATACAATTCAAAAAATGTGGGAGCAAGATTCTAAAATTGATATGGATAATCTCCATACAGAGTCGACAAACATACCACTACTTCACGCAAAGTATTTTGAATTATATAATACAATATTTCTTCTAAGAAAAAAAGCAGAGCAACAAAAAAGAAATATTCGTCACGAAAGATATGAATATTATTCTGGAAAAGCGGATCCAGATGTATATGTAGAAAACCCCTTCCCCAAAAAAATCAGAGATAAAGATACAATGCAAAAGTATCTTGATGCTGATGAAAAACTTTCAACAGTTTGTTTGAAGATTGACTATTATGATACGATGTTGACATATATTGAAAGTATTTTAAAGATGATACAAAACAGAACGTATCAGATTAAAAATGCAATTGAGTTTATGCGATTTAACGCTGGATTGGGGTAAATAAATACTCATAGCAATTATGATGCTATGAGTGACGTAATCATCGAAAAGAAAAATGAGGTTTACATCAAGTTACATTGTGAACCTCATATTTTATATGAACTTCAGCAGTATTTTACGTTCGAAGTAGAATCTGCAAAATTTATGTCCCAGTATAGAAGCAGGCACTGGGATGGTAAAATTCGCCTATTAAGCACTCATACGGGAGAGATATACGTTGGTCTATTAGATAAAGTCATAGACAAACTCACTCTCCATAATTATACATATGAGTTTAAAGAAAACAAATTTTATGGATTACCTTTTGAAGTTAATGAAGGTATATCCTACGAAGGTGTCAAGGATTATATGCAATCTATTTGCGTTCATTCTCCGCGAGAGTATCAAGTAGAGGGAGTATACGACGCTCTGCGACATAACCGAAAATTATTGATATCACCCACTGCCTCAGGAAAATCCTTGATGATTTATTCCCTTGTAAGGTATTATGTAGATAAAGGGCAAAAAATTCTTTTAGTTGTTCCGACGACATCTCTTGTAGAGCAGATGTACAAGGATTTCCAAGATTATGGTTGGGATGCTGAGTCATATTGCCACAGGATCTATTCTGGTAGAGAAAAAACAAATGAACATTCAGTTACAATCACTACCTGGCAGTCTATTTATAAATTAGAACGTTCATTCTTTGAAGATTATGGCGTAGTCATTGGAGATGAAGCTCATCTATTTAAGAGCAAATCTTTGATTGAAATTATGACTAAACTTCATCATGCAAAATATAGGTATGGATTTACTGGAACTTTAGACGGAACTCAAACTCATAAATGGGTTCTGGAAGGATTATTTGGTCCTTCATATAAGGTTACGAGAACTTATGAATTAATGCAGCAGGGTCATATTTCCCAACTAAACATTCAGTGTCTTGTTCTCAAACATCCTGCTCAAAAATTTGAAACATATGAAGATGAAATTCAATATCTAATACAACACGAACAGAGAAATAAATTTATTACAAATCTTTCTTTAGATTTAAAAGGTAACACCTTAGTTCTCTTTTCAAGAGTAGAAGCACACGGACAACCCTTATACGAAAGGATAAATAGTACTAAGCGAGATGATCGTAAAGTATTTTTTATTCATGGTGGAGTTGATACTGAAGAGAGAGAATTGGTTAGAGAAATTACTGAAAGAGAAAACAATGCAATCATTGTTGCTTCTTACGGAACTTTTAGTACAGGGATCAATATTAAAAATTTGCACAATGTAATCTTTGCTTCTCCCAGCAAATCAAGAATACGAAATCTTCAAAGTATCGGAAGAGTGCTGAGAAAGGGAAAGAATAAAACAAAAGCAGTTCTTTATGACATCTCCGATGATTGTACTTACAACTCAAGAAAAAACTATACGTTAAATCATTTAATTGAAAGAATTAAGATTTATAATGAAGAAAATTTCAATTACGAAATAATCACTATACAACTTAAAAAAAAATGATAGAAGATGATTTTTATGCAACAGTTAAGTTAAAAACAGGCGAAGAAATCTTTGCTAAAGTAGCAGCTTCTGAAGAAGAAGATAGAACAATACTTATCGTTACAAATCCTATTATTGTTGCAGAGATTAAAGGTAGAACTGGTATTGTTGGATATAAGATAGAGCCTTGGCTAAAAACAACTACTGATGATATGTTTATTCTTAATTTAGATGATGTCCTTACACTATCAGAATCATCAGATATTGAAATGATTATGATGTACCAGTCCTTTGTACGTCAATCTAATAAAGATGGTACAAATAAATCTAAGATTAATCGTAGAATGGGATATCTTGCCAATGTCAATGATGCTAAAGAGATCTTAGAGAAGCTTTATAAAAATAGCTAAAACCAATCTTTCAACCCAGACAAAGGTTATTATACAGAGTTTGAAATACCTTGTCAAGCATTTGTATAAATGCTATAATTCATACATATTATGAGTTAACCTAATGATAACCACAGCAGTTATGACCAAGAGAAAAAGGTCAGAGCACTACGTCAACAATAAAGAGTTTCTTGCCGCTCTAATTAAGTACCGCGAAGATAAGGAAATCGCAGAAATTCAAGGAAAACCAAAACCTCCTATTCCTCGCTACATTGGGGAGTGTTTCCTGAAGATCGCAAATCATCTTTCTTTCAAACCAAACTTCGTGAACTATATGTTCAAGGAAGATATGATTTCTGATGGCATTGAAAATTGTGTTCAGTATATTCATAACTTCAATCCAGAGAAGTCACAAAATCCTTTTGCATATTTTACTCAAATCATTCATTACGCTTTCCTACGCAGGATCCAAAGAGAAAAGCGTCAATTGGAAATCAAGAACAAAATCCTTGAGCGTTCTGGATACTCTGAAGTGTTCGGAGATGACAATACGGTTGACGGAGCGAACTATTCAGACTATAACTCAATAAAAGATAATATTCATAGTAAGTTGAGGTATTAATTTATTGCTCCGTAGTGTATAAATAATAATAACACTACGGAGCAATATGCCTAATCAATATAATGGCGTTGGAAGAAAAAATAGATTGCAAGCAATAGAAGAAGGTAAAAAAACATATATCGGTTCTACTGCTTGTAAATATTGTGGTAGTTATGAAAAATATGTTAGCAGTTATAATTGTGCTCCTTGTGCAGTTAAAAAAGGACTTGAAAAATTAAATAATGAAGAGTTAATGAAACCTTATAGAACCAAAGAAAAGAAACAAAAGTACTGCGAAAATAATAGAGAATTAATTAACTCTATTAAGAGTAAATATGCTAAATCTGAAAGAGGTAAAGCAGTAGGTTGTGAAAAACAAAGAAGAAGATATGCTAGATTGAAGCAAGGTATTCCAATTGAAATTACGGAGCAACAACTTCGCCAAATACAAGAAATATATGAACAAGCACAGCACTTGACTTTTACTACTGGAGTGCAGTATGATGTAGACCACATCGTTCCTTTATTTGAGGGTGGGATGCATCATCCAGATAATCTTCAAATCATTACTCACGAAAAGCATCTTATGAAAACTGCACAAGAAAATAGTAGGAGGCAACAAAAGTGAAGGTTGGTGTAATTTCGGACACTCACTGGGGCGCCCGGAAAGGTTCAAAACTTTTTCACGATTATTTTGAACTTTTCTACAAGAATGTGTTTTTCCCGACGCTGGAACAGTACGGGATTGATACAATCATTCATATGGGGGATGCTTTTGATAGTCGTAAGTCAATTGATTATCAAAGTTTAGAGTGGGCAAAAAGAGTTGTATTTGAACCTCTTAAGAACTATGAGGTTCATATGATTGTTGGTAATCATGATAGTTATTATAAGAACACTAACAATACAAACTCTCCTCAACTTCTGTTAAAGGATTATCCAAATATTCGGACATATTCTTCTCCTACAGAAATCAAAGTCGGAAACCTTGATATTCTTCTTCTTCCATGGATTTGTATGGAAAATGAAGAAAAGTCATTGAAGATGATCAAAAAAACCAAAGCAAAAGTTGCTATGGGTCATCTTGAGTTTCAGGGTTTTCGAGTAAACCGTCAAATCATTATGGAACATGGACTGGAAGCAAATCTTTTTGAAAACTTCTCTAAGGTATTTTCTGGTCATTACCACACTCGTTCTGATAATGGAACTGTTTTCTATCTGGGAAATCCTTATGAGATTTACTGGACGGATGTAAATGATACTCGTGGATTTACAATCTTTGATACAGAAACACTAGAGCATACTCCTGTTAATAATCCTTATAAGATGTTTTATAACATCTACTATGAAGATACTAATTATCAGACATTTGATACTCGTGAGTATGAGAACAAAATCGTAAAGGTTGTTGTTCGCAAAAAGTCAGATACTAAAAAGTTTGAAAAGTTTCTTGATAAACTTTATGCTTCTAATATTGCAGAACTTAAAGTTATTGAAAACTTTGATATTCAAGAACCAGTAGAGTTTGAAGCATTTGAAAGCGAAGATACTATTTCTATCTTGAATAGATATATTCAGGAGGCAGAAATCAGTCTTGATAAATCGGTCATTCAAAAGATGATGCAAGAAATCTATCAAGAGGCATGTGAATTGGTTTAATGTTTATTCTAACAATTAATGGTAGAGAAACCGAAGGAGCATATTCGGTAATTGATGATGAAGGAGAACATATCTTATATCTCTTTGAAGAAGAAGATGATGCTGTTCGGTATGCTATGATGTTGGAAGAAGACGGATATCCTGAAATGCATGTGATTGAAATTGAAGATGATGTAATGATAAAAACCTGCGAAATGCATGGTTACCAATATACGCTTATTACACCTGACGACATTGTAATTCCTCCAAATACTTCTGATCATGATTTTATTTAATTTTTATTGTGTGAATGATTTGTACTAAATAAATATGGTTGCATTTAAATTAAATGTTTTATACTTATGCATATTTAAGAGAAGATAAAACTCCATATTATATT